GATGTTATTTGCGGAGGATTCCCTTGCCAGCCATTCAGTCACGCGGGACGGCAGCCCAAGGCTCAAGACGACCCCCGTCACCTCTGGCCAGAGATGTTTAGGCTTATCAGGGAATGCCGGCCCACTTGGGTTGTTGGAGAAAACGTTGCTGGAATCATCAACTTGGGCTTGGACGAAGTACTCGCTGACTTGGAGAGCGAAGGCTACGCCACAAGGACGTTTAATATTCCAGCTTGCGCGGTTGGCGCCCCGCACATCAGGCAGCGGATTTGGGTTGTTGCACACGCCGACAGCCAAAGCGAACCAGATGGCGCCTTCGATGGCAACGCGGGACAGCGGCAGTTGGGGTTTGGGTTTATGGCCGACACCCAACGCAAGAGAGAAGGGCGGCGGGGAGTATCAGGACCCGGAAAAGATAAAAGCAAGAATGGAAAAGGGTCATCAGGCCAACTTGGGGGACATGGTGAAGCTGGACCAGAAGAGTGGTGGGAAGTTGAGCCCTCTGTGGGTCGCTTGGTTAATGGGCTACCCAACCGAGTACCTCAACTCCGTGCCTTGGGAAACTCCATCGTCCCGCAAATCGCAGAAGAAATCGGAAACGCAATAAAGGTAGCAGAACAATGGAAGCCATAATCATGTGCTTGGCGCTGAACATCTACTTTGAGGCACGTAATCAACCCGTTGAGGGTCAGGTGGCCGTGGGTCAGGTTGTAATCAACAGGGTGCTTGACGAGCGATACCCTGATCATGCCTGTGACGTTATTACGCAAGGACCAACGTATCAGAACCGCAATCTGCCTATTCGACATATGTGTCAGTTTTCATGGTACTGTGACGGGAAGTCCGACATACCGACAGATCGGGATGCCTTTCGGTGGGCCACAGCACTTGCGCACGGGATTGCTAATGAGGATCTTACGGATGTAACCTATGGTTCAACGCACTATCACGCAACGAGAGTGACTCCTGATTGGTCTCACAGAGCGAAACATACTGTAACAATAGGTGATCATATATTCTATAGGTGGGAACATGACTGAAGTAATATTACTAATATCGGCATTGTTCATAATGGACAATCAAGAGTTTTTAAAGGAAGCGCGGAAACAGATAAAGGAAGGGGCCGAGTGGCATTACGTGGGTCACCAAGACATTGATCCGAAGGCCAAGGCTATATCAATGCAATGCGTAGATCACTCAGGAAAGCCATGCGGCGAAGAGTTCATTATATGGAAACTAAAGAAAAAGAATTAGACATCGTGAAATGTGACTGGTGCGGTGAAGAGACCCGCCCCAAAGTCGAGGACAACAAGATCATTTGCCCTCGCTGCCGACGCCCTTTGTATCAGTGTTGAACCTCTTCCTCTTCATCAAACGGAACCAGAGCTCGATGAAACCCGGCCTCTGGATCTCCATCCTCTATTCCTAACGACTCCGATAGCAAGCGTGACATAAAGTAGTTCATACGAGTAATACCCAGTGCTTGTGCGCTGTACTCCATCGCGATCCGATACAGAATCCACATCTTCATGGTTGGTGGAAGACTGACCAGATGCTCTGTAGCGGCCTTCGATGATTTTTGATAGATCGTCTCAAGATCATCCGGGGTCATGACGAGTACGTCTTTTTTAAGAGAGACGCATAGAACTTGCGGATCTGTTTGTCGGACGGGTTCTTCTTGGCTTCGTCCACCAGAAAAGATATTTGCGATCCAGCGGATCGAAAGTTTGGTTTCGCTATATTCATAAGATCGTTGTATGTGGCAATGGGTACGGCCACGCTTTTGTATTTCGTAATGTCAGGCATCTTTTCTTCCCTTTGATTGATATTGAACTTTTTTCTTAGCTTCAGAGAAACCTTTCTCTGCAAACGTCTTCGCGGTTATCGAAGCATGGCCAAGACCAGAACTACCGTCGTAATAACCTGTAATGCGCTGACGATAATCTTGAGCCGCATGACAAAAATCTATTCTAGCTTTGGGGCGTCTTGCATCTTTCCAAGAGTCCTCCAGAGATCCATCAGAACAATAAGGCCAATCGACGTACCGCATAGGTGCTTCATCCCATGACCAACTGTCCTCATAATCCATATACTCCAGCAACCATCCAACGCACATCTGTTCCCCTTTTTCTGACCAGAAAGGTTCTGTTCCAACTAAAAGGGCGGGAACACGATGGTTGTTTGTTTTCTCTAAAGCCTCTTGTATTTTTTGAGCGGTCTCCTCACAGAAAGATGTCAGAGGCTTCACCTCTACAAAAACATCAGGGCGCTCTGGATCTTCTGACTTCAGTAAGAAGTCTGGAAACCATCCATCAAGGTCGAAAGGTTCATATGTCCACTGCCAGCGGTATATATCGAAGCAAGCCGCCCAGTTAGCCTCAAGCCTAGAACGAAAGGTTGTTCCATTGTAGACAGTCTCAACAGATTTCATGTTGTATTTCATATTACGTTTATCCTAACCACTCCCGTATATTCTCCCCCATTACCATTGTGGCAATGTCCATTTTGCTTCTCAGCGCCTTTACGATCTTCTCGTCAATCGTTCCTTCCGCAATCATGTCGATGTACGTGACGCTACCCTCCTGACCGATACGATGCGCTCTGTCTTCCGATTGCATACGAACAGCCAGATCAAAACTGTTAGCGAAATAAATAACGGTGTTCGCCGCCGTCAGCGTAATTCCGTATCCACCTGTCTGTGGATTGCCAACGAAGAATCGAGCCTTGCCGTTCTGAAATCTCTCAATGGCCTTGGTCCGTTGTTCGTCATCCGTGTCACCGTAATACGTGACCACCTTGGTATTGCCATACGCCTTGGTCAATGCCGCCGTGATTCGCTTCATGTCGTAACGGAACCGTGACCAGATAATCACCTTGCCATCGACTTCCTCAAGGCAGTCCAGAAGTTCTTGGATTCGGTTATCGGGAATCTCTATGAGCTCACCATCGTCAGGCTTGGTGTGACCAGACAAAACCTGTTGCAAGCGGAGCAACTGGGTCATGGCATTAGGAGTCGTCATAAACTTGTCATCACTCAACTCAGCAAGGGCGAACTGCTTGAGCTCCTCATAAATGCGTTTCTGTTCCGGCGTCAGTGTGATGTTCCGTTGCGTATAGATCTTGTCGGGCAGATCAAGACATTCACTCTTGAGAATACGTGAACTGAACGTCTTGAGAGTTTCGGACAGCTCTTCAAGATTTCTGTAACCGACAACGCGATTAAAGCTATGACTCCCAAAAGTTTGGCGCTTCATGACCGCATATCGATATTGAAACTGAAAAAAGTTATCACCGCAATCGCCCAGTAAAGTCTTGTCCAAAAAGTGACACTGCGACCACAAATCCATGGGAGACTGTGTCACGGGGAACCCCGTAAGAATTCTTCTGTACTTCGCCAGAGGAGACATCTTGAGGACAGCCTTGGTTCGTTTGGCTTTTGGATTTTTGATTGCTGTGCTCTCGTCCAGAACCAAAAACGCCTCTGACATCTCAAGAACTTTCGCCAGATACTTCTGACCCTTGACCGTGGACAGGGCTTCTACATTCATGACGAGGATCCGAAGATCATCGCCTTCATGCGGCATTGCAAACGATGTAAGCTCTTGTTTTTCCTTAACTTTAGGCGAAGGGGTCCAGGCTACTATAGAACGCTCAATACGGTCTGGAAGGTGTGCGGGTATCTCTGTCTTTGACCAGTTACGGTAGACCCCCTTGGGTGCGATCACAACCAAAGTATCGATATTCCCTGCCTCGAACAAAGCGCCGGCATTGTCGATTGTGACCTTGCTTTTCCCTGTCCCCATCTCGAGAAACAGTCCCCAGTTAATTTTGCTCCAGCTTTCCTGAAGTACTGTCCGCTGATGTCCATAGGGGTCTGTTTTGTATTCGTATGTCATTTTTCTCTTGCCATCAATGTCCACTATATATAAAAGAGAGAACGACCCTTGTAAACACCTTTACCCATATAATTGGTAGAGGCAGAGAGAAAGAAAGAGAATGACGGTCTATCTTACTCAAGAAAATCCACGATTTAACGTACTAAAAGCAACAAAGTACGGGCAGCTGGAAAGCCTCACAAACACAGACGATCAAATCTACACAAGCGCAAACCGTGTGGTCGCAAAAATAAAGCGCGGCCTCAAAACGTTTGGGGATGACGATTGGCTGTTGTTGTTGGGTGACCCAGCGGTCATTGGTGTCTGCTTCGCTATTGCAGCGGAGAGAAACGGTGGCCGTGTCAACATTCTGAAGTGGGACAAGTTTGAGAAGGCGTATTACCCCATCAATGTCCGAATCAAGTCGGGCATTGGTGATTTAGAAACTTAAAACCTGAAGAGGAGAAACTTTTGACAGATATACTTGATACAATTGTGGCAGATGCCACAGCGTTTGAAAACCTGACCACACAAAAGGGCTCTGAGCTTTCTGAACTTATTCGTCAAGCCGCAGCAATAAACGAGACTGTAGCTTTAGCGGAAGATGCAGTGAAGAGCCTCAAAAAAAGCCGAGACAAGTATTTGTACGAATTGATCCCTGCAAAGATGTCAGAGGTCGGTATGGACAAGGTAGAGGTGGACGGCAACTCTGTTTCCCTTACCACATTTGTTTCAGCCACGATGCCAAAGGATCCGTTGCAGAAGGATTTAGCAATCCAACATTTACGATCTATCGGCTGTGGTGACTTCATCAAGAATAAACTGGAAGTGACGTTTGGCCTCACGCAAGACAACGAGGCCAAGGCACTTGAGGATGATCTGTTGAAGGCTGGGCACGATACCAATGCCAAGATTTGGATTGAGCCCATGACACTCAAGAAACTTGCAAAGGAAAGACTGCAAGCCGGTCAGGAGTTCGATATCGAACTATTTAACGCATACATTGGAACAGTAGCTAAGATTAAAGGAGCATGAACATGGCTAAGAAAAACGGAAGTGGACTACCAGCGGAACTTATGGAAGCCTTTGAGGCTGACAGTGGAAGTGGATTTGAGGGCGTTACGACAGACGATCTTCAGATACCCTTCATACGACTCATTCAAGCGTTGTCCCCGCAAGTGGACAAGAACGACAGTAACTTCATTTCGGGCAGTGGAGCGGGGGACATCTTTAACACGGTGACCAAGCAGCACTGGGATGGTGACGAGGGACTGATCGTTCTGCCGTCGTACTTCCAGATGAAATTGCTGGAGTTTATTCCTAGATCTCAAGGCGGCGGTTTCGTGGGCGAACTGTCACCTGCCAGTGACGATGTCAAGAATGCGTATCGTGACGAGGATACAGGTATGGAGTTATTGACTTCGGGTAATGAACTGGTTCGCACGGCCCAATACTACGTGAAGGTTGTTCATGAGGATGGAAACCTTGAGAGTGCGATCCTCGACATGAAGAAGTCGCAACTGAAGAAGTCACGTGCTTGGCTGACGTTGATGCAGATGCAAAAGCACAACGGCAAAGCGTTGCCTATGTTTGCGAACACGTATCGACTAACCAGTGTATCGGAGAAGAACGATAAAGGTAACTGGTACAACTGGAGCATCACAAAAGAAGGCTCGGTGCCTTCCATCGAAGCGTACAATGAAGCGAAAGAGATGCATCAGTCTGTCAAGGACGGTGAGCTATCTATCGCAGCTCCTCAAAACTTAGAACAGATTTCTAATCAGGAATCTGACTCTGACGTTCCGTTCTAGGGAAGGATGACCCCTAAACGGTACGGGACCGTTTAGGGGTCTATTTTCGGATGACGGAAGCACAGAGATATTTTGACCTTTTTAAAGGGTTTAAGGGAGCGCATGGTCAGACAGAGGTTCTGGACCATCAGCGCCACGGCAAGCAGAAAGCCAAGAGCTTCATTGTCCGTGAACCGTTGACTCTGGAATTGGTTCAAGGCCACCTTGATGGCCAGCAAGGAATCGGTAGCATACCTATCGATGAGGATAACAGTTGCAGCTTCGGGGCATTGGACATTGACGATTACAATCTGGATCTGATTGCTCTCTGTAAGAAGTCTGCCAAGCTAAAATTACCTTTGACCCTGTGCCGTTCAAAGTCGGGTGGCGCTCATTTATACATATTTTTATCTGAGAAAGTGCCAGCGGTGGAACTCAAGGACAAGCTGGCTGAGTTCGCATCTGCTTTAGGTTTCGGCACATGTGAGATATTTCCCAAACAAGAAGAGGTCATCGTAGAGCGCGGTGACGTAGGAAACTTTATCAATTTACCTTACTTTCAAGCGGAGATTACTACACGATTCGCTTACGACAGGAATGGTAAGGAGCTGACGTTATCGGAGTTTATGGATCTGGCAGAGAAGAGCAAGATCACACTCAAGCAGTTGAGGGACTTTGAATTAGGATCTAACTCAGATGTTTTGCCTAATGGTCCACCGTGCTTGCAGCAGCTTACGGAGCGGGGAATTCCAGAGGGTGGACGTAATAATACGATGATTAATATCGGTGTGTATTACAAACTATCGTCGCCAGAGAATTGGAAAGATCTTCTTGAGAAGCATAACCAGAACTACTGCAATCCATCGCTGCCAGCCAAAGAGATCGTGACGATACAGGAACAGCTGGAGAAGAAAGAATACTTCTATACGTGTAAACAGGAACCGATACAGAGCCACTGCAATAAGGCGCTGTGCAGATCCAGACAGTTTGGTGTCGGTGGCAGTCAGTCCTTTCCTACGATTGGAGGGTTGACCGTTGTCTTGTCGGAACCTCCAGTTTGGTTCGTGGACGTTGATGGGTCGCGGCTGGAGCTTACGACCAAGCAGCTACAGATGCAGATGGACTTTCAACGGGCTTGCATGGAACAGATGTACCAGATGCCAGCACGTATGAAGGATCCTGATTGGCGCGACATGATCGACAATCTGCTGACTACAGCAACGCATATACAGGTGCCAGAAGAATTAACAACCAAGGGGCAGTTTAACGAACTTTTAGAGACGTTCTGCACCTCTCGTATACGTGCAACTTCGGAAGAGGAGCTTTTAACAGGTAAGCCATGGACCGTGGACGGTCATACGTACTTCAAGCTGAGTTCTCTACAGGAGTTCTTGAAGCGTAAAGGATTTACCAACTATTCACGTGGGCAGATTACGGAGCGGTTGAAGGAGCTCAACAACGGTCAGGAGTCGGACAAGCAGTATCGACTAAAGGACAACAAGGGCAAGTGGAGAACGGTTAGGGTCTGGTTTGTCCCGGAGATGGAAGAACTAGAAGTTGACTTGAAAAAGCCAATCTTCTCTGAGGAGGTGCCGTTTTGAAGATTCAGAAGACATATTTAGGTCCACCAGGGACAGGCAAGACACAGAACAACTCCAACCTTATACGGGAGTACATACGTCAGGGCATTGAACCAGAGCGTATTGCCGGTGTGTCCTTTACACGTAAGGCGGCACGGGAAAGCTGTGAACGAGTATGCAGGGACACAGGTCTGGAAGAGGCAAGGCTACCACACTTCAGGACGCTGCACTCTATTGCTTTTCGTGAGGGAGGGTATACCTCCAATGATGTTATTGGTGGAGCGGACTTTGCAAAGATCGGTAGCGAGATAGGACTTTCATTTGGCAGACGGTCCTCTAATAACATGGAGACAGACTTTGATACGTTAGGCGTGAGCCAAGGTGATTTTTACATGAGCCTGTACCACTTAGCGCGGAGCAAGGAGATACCGTGGGAAGAGATGTTCAGAAGGGCTGAGAACTACAATCTGCACTATTCCGAGATGAAGCGCCTTGTGGACACATACGAAGACTACAAGATTGAGTACAATAAGATCGACTTTACGGATATGATTGAGGAGTTTATCAAGCGGGGCCATCCGCTAGACGTTGATGCTCTGATTGTCGATGAGGCACAGGATCTATCTACCTTACAATGGAAGATGATAGACGTTCTGAGAGAGACGCCTGATATACAGATATTCAGCGGTGATGATGATCAGGCAATTATGGGCTTTCAAGGTGCGGATGTGTCAGCATTCCTCAATGCAACCGAAGATCGTGAGGTTCTGAACAAGAGTTATCGTCTTCCAAGTAGTATATGGGATGTGGCCCAGAGTGTCGTTTCCCGTATTGAGGGTCGGGCACCCAAGGTGTGGAGTCCTAAAGACGAGGAAGGGACGGTTCAGCAACATCAAAGCATGTGGGATGTTCCCTTGGATTCTGGAGATTGGTGTATTCTGGCTCGAACCAATCGCATCGCATCACAGTATGCAGATGCTTTGCAAGATGAGGGCTGGGTGTATAGTCGCAACGGGCACCCTAGTATTCCACCGAGGATTTACGATGCCATTCTTTCTTGGGAAGACTTGACCAAGGGCAAGGCTGTTTCGGCGTCAGAAATACGAAACATCTATACGCACATGAAGGCAAATGCTGGATACAAGAAAGGTTTCGGCCCAAGGTCTAAAGCTTTGTTGGGAATTGACGAGGAAGCGTTTGTGAATATGGACTACGCCAGAGATCACCTTGGCCTGTTACAGGTTGGAGATATCAGATGGCATCAGGTCTTGGACAAGGTTACACGTGACATGCAGCATTACTTGCTGAACGCACTTCGGCGCGGTGACAACGTCAAGAACCCAAGAATCAAGGTAAGCACGATCCACTCTATGAAGGGTGGTGAGGCAGACAATGTACTGGTTATTCCTGACTTGTCTTATGCCGCAGATCGTGAGTATCAGAAGGATCCGTCAACAGAGCATCGTGTGTACTATGTTGCGGTAACAAGGGCAAAAAAGACCCTTCACATAATGGAACCCACAACGGATAAGTATTACACAATATGAAACCTGATGAGATTTTACAGAAGTGTCTAGACTTGGTCACAGGGGAACGTGCCTCTCAGCATGGAGACTACACGGTATGCATGAGCGATTTGCTGAACTGGTGACTGTTTACCTTGGTCATCCTGTAACTTCGCAGCAAGCTGCGTTTATAATGGTTTTGCTGAAGGTTGCCAGACATGAGAACGGATCCTTCAACCCAGACGATGGGGTTGATGGGACGGCATACACAGCTATATGGGCGGCACTTTGCAATGGAAGATGATCTGTTTGACGAGACAATCTGGACACCCCCTGAGTCTTTGCCGGACCTGTCAGGCGAGAAACTTATCTGCATAGACGTAGAGACTAAAGACCCCAACCTGATCTCCAAGGGTCCCGGTTGGTCAAGGGACGATGGACACCTGATCGGTATCGCTGTAGCTACAGAAAGATGGCAAGCGTATCTGCCTATCGCTCATGATAGCTTCGGCAACATGTCAAAGACAAACGTGGTCAAGTGGCTCAAGGCACAACTAAACCATGGCATGGATGTCGTGTTTCACAACGCACAGTACGACTTAGGATGGTTGAAGACTGAGGGCCTTGAGGTCAAGGGCCGTGTTTTAGATACGATGATTGCCGCTCCTCTTTTGGACGAGAACAGATTCAGCTACAGCTTGGATGCTTTGGGCAAGACGTATCTCGGCAAGCGTAAGCAAGAGGACGATCTACGTAGAACCGCTGCTCAACATGGCGTAGATGCCAAGAAGGAGATGTGGAAGTTACCTCCTGCCAGAGTTGCTTTATATGCAGAGACAGACGCTCGATTGACGTTTGATCTGTGGCATGTACTCAAGCGGAAGCTCAAAGAGGATAACTGCCTAGACATTCTCAAAATGGAATTGGACTTGCTGCCTCTTATCTTTGAGATGAAATGCAAGGGTGTTCGTGTCGATTTGGACAAAGCTCATAAAACCAAGAAGCTCTTACAGTCCAAGGAAGATGCGCTCTGTAAGGTTCTCAAGGACGAGACAGGGGTAGACATTGAACCGTGGAACGCGAGAAGTCTTGCGAAGATCTTCGATCACTATAAATTGTCCTTTGATAGGACGGAGAAAACCGAAGAGCCCAGTTTTACAAAGAAGTTTTTGTCAGAGCATGATCATCCAGTAGCGAAGAATATCCTTGATATACGTGAATATAACAAAGCGAACACAACGTTTGTTGAGACAATTCTCAGTCATCAGCATGATGGCCGTATTCACTGTCAGTTCAATCAGCTGCGCTCAGATGGAGGTGGGACCGTGTCTGGAAGATTCTCATCCAGCCACCCTAATTTGCAGCAGGTTCCCTCTCGACACCCACAAATTAAAGAACTTATTAGAGGACTTTTTATTCCAGAGGAAGGAACAAAGTGGGGGAGCTTTGACTACAGTTCCCAAGAGCCCAGATGGCTGATGCACTACGCCTCTCTTACGTCGCCTATGTCTACGGACGAGAAGGTCGTTGACATCGTGAAAGCGTATCATGATGAAGATGTAGACTTTCATCAGATCATGGCAGAGATAGCTGGCGTTTCAAGATCACAGGCAAAAACCATAAACCTAGGCGTTATGTACGGCATGGGTGTGGGCAAGTTATCTTCTGTGCTTGGTAACATATCGTTCCAAGAAGCCAAAGCGATTCGGGATGAGTACAACGAGAAGGTTCCGTTCATTCGCGACCTAGCATCCATGGTTACTAGAACAGCGGAGAAACGTGCGGAACTCCGCACAATGTTAGGCCGTAAGTGTCGTTTTCCAATGCGGGAACTCAAGGGCTATTCAAAGACTATGAAGAAGCCGATCCATGCAGAAGCTTTAGAGGCACAGTGGGAAGACATTCTGAACACGCCAGAAGAGGAGCGCGACAGGAAGTGGCGTAGCAAGAACCCAAACCTGTATCAGGTAGCGTTCACGTATAAGGCGCTTAACAGGCTCATACAGGCGTCAAGCGCGGATCAGACCAAGCAAGCCATGCTGGATTGTGCAGCCAAGGGCCATGTTCCAATGCTCACGGTCCATGATGAACTGTGCTTCTCAATAGAGGGCGGTGAGGTGCCTGAGATTAAGGATTTGATGGAGCAGTGTGTGCCGAAGCTCAACATACCTGCCAGAGTTGATGTAGGTGTCGGAGAGAACTGGGGAGACGCCAAGTAGTCTAGCGCAGCGACATGATACCGCCGCCAGACCTCTGACCACCCGTTATCGGACCTCTACGGGCTCTAACGTTGTTGTAAAGAGCGTCAAGGCTGACAGCGCCACCTGAAGCGTACTGAGGTACGCGGATATAAGGGTCCGGTTCACCTGACCCTAAAAAATCAGAGAAATCTGGTGCATCAATAGAAGTATTTATACTAAAATCATTATCTGTAACGGATGTCTCTGAAAGAGGGTCGTCAACGGTTGTTCCTACCGTACCATCACTCGTGAACGCTTCTGCTAAATGACTCCCCAAACTTTTTCCCGTGACGACCATTGAGGCTAAGTTTGCAGCTGCACCAAATGGATTTGTGTTTACAACTAAATTTGTTCCAAAGGAAGTAGGAGTTATATTATCAACATAACTCCTAGCATAATCACTTACACTGTCAAAAAATCCTCCTATACCAGTAGAAGATTTGGAAGAAGGAACTCCGTAACCTTTTTGCCCATAAGTGGAGCCAGACAACATTACCATATTTCCTAAATCTTCTCCACTACTAGTGGCATCTGGACCAGAGAAGGGATCGTCACCGCCACCTTCTTCTCCAGGTTCACCTACGGTATCTTGAGACCCATCTGCGGCACCAGCATCAGCCGTGCCCATTCCCCCGCCAGCATCATCATCATCACCCTCATCTGAATCATCATCGTTAAAAAACTCAGGCATCCCTGTCATAGGGTTCACGGATCCACCATCCGTAACGTTATTCAGAAGCATTGCCTCTTTGGGGTTGATATGAGCAAGCATCGTGTCGCCGTTTCTGCCGTACTGCTGTAGCAGTGACGCCATTCCTTTGAGGCTTTCAGGATCCATTTGTCTCATCATCAAAGAGTCTCCCACGTGCGGCCATCAAACTTCTTGGCCTGCTTGCGGTTTTCACCGTTGTTGTAACTGCAATGAACCCAACCAGAGCTGGGATCACCTTCTTTATAGAACTCTAACAAGACTTGGTCGTAGTCCAGATTGTCCATGATCCAGTGTGCGAGATCCTTGTTTGCGATAGTCGGGATCTCAAAGTCGGCGGCCTGACCCGTGACATGCTGGGATCTGGATGACGATCCAACAGCCTCGTTCAGAGCTAGGCAGCGAAATCCACTATTGAGCGTGAACGGTATGTCATAATGCTCACGCACGGGCTCGAGGATGTTCTCGCAGAGCAAGCGTATGTTTTCAATCGCCGCATCATTGGGGTCATTCTTGATGCCCTTGCGAATTGCGGTCTGAGACTTTGTAAACTCAGCCAACGAGAAGTGATCCGAGAGCATCATGGCGTCATTCCATACAACTTGTTAATTTCTTCTTGCAGCAAAGGCGAAGGTTTTGTCACGCCAGACGGTATCTGTGGTGTGGGTGATGCCTGTTGCGTTGCCTGTTGTTGTGGTCGGCGTTGTGGAACAGAAACCTGTGGCTCTGCTTGAGGTCTAGGTGGCTGTTGCTGTTCTTGCTGTGACGCTTGGGGCTGTTGCGTCAAGTTTCCAAACTCACGTTCTACGGCGCTCGCACCTTGCCCTGTCGCGTAATAACCAGCGTCAACCAATATAGTTCTAAGAGAACGCCGTGCGGATTCCCAAGCCTTTTCGGCAGCAATGTTCCGTGGTCCTAGTTCCGCTCCCATCCTCATAGCACGTTCTGCTTCGTATGCTCTTAGTCTCGGAGACGCCAAGACTTTCATTATGGGCTTGGAACGGAGAGCCCTAGACAATACTAGAATACTGGCCGCGCCACCTAGTGTTCCAATCGGATTCATAAGTAGGGACGTACCAAACGCTGCTGCATAACCAGCCGCCGCCAGACCTGTCTTTCCCTTCATAACCGAGTCCGATATGTCTTCTCCAGCCTTTGATATCTTCATAAGGTCTGACACTGCGTCATCCCCTAGAATTTTGTTCAGAGCGCCGTTTTTGTTCATCTCCTTCATGGTCTTCTTCCAAGCCTGGCCGAAGGATCCTGACTGAACTACGTCAGACGTTACGGCTCCCGTTGGGAACCCTGATGAGACAATTCGCTCAAGGACTAGGTCCTTGAATCCTCCGGGAGCGTCGAGCATATCGTCGCCTACTCTTGCCCGTAGAGTGTCATAATTTTTAGGGTTTTTTAGAACATTAAAAACAAGCTTGTCCACATCGACAGGGCTACCGCGCATGGCTCGAAGAAAAGCATCTTGACCTTCAGCTTCGGCTTGTCGAACACTGCCTTTAAAAGCATCGACAATGGACCGTGCATCCTGATTTCCTATCGTTCCCATAAACTCATCGAGTTCTTTTGCACTGGTTCGACCTACAAGTTTAAAGTCGTTCATAACTCTACGAAATTCACCAGCCTGTTTGCCAAACAATTCGTTTTGAACTTTTGTTCCCAATGAATCAAAAGAAGAGACAAGAGCTTTATAGTTTATTCCTTCGTCTGATTGGTTAAACTTTTTTGCATCGTCCATCCAGTTCTTGGCTAAAAGACTTCTGAAACCCTCTCTGAAATTAGACGGAGCTGACGCCGCAACAGACATTTCGTCATAAAGCTTGAGTGTTTCTGCAAAGTCATTCTGTAAACGTAACCGCGTGGGATCGTTCTTAGGTAGCCGCGTAAAGACATCTGGAACTGTCAGCATGGCCTTGTCTGCCTTGATCCCAGCCTTCTCAAGAGAAGATGCTCCGAGACCCACACCTTCCAAGGCTTCATTTACACCCTTGATGTCTCCAGAAAGTATCTGTTCCTGTAGCCCTCTAAAGAATCCAGGGTTCGCTTTGCCAACCTCGATGATTGCGTTCACCTCTGCTGACTCAGGGGTAACGGTGTCTAAAACAAATTTAAGCAGATTCGGTTGATTCGGCCTAACGGCTAAATCGACCAGACCCTTTATATCGACTATGTTCTTGTCTTTGATAAGCTGGTTCATCTGCTGGATCATGCCTGAGTTGATTATCTCAGCGCCTTCTTCGTAATGCTTGTTAGCACTCGCCAGATTATCCAAACCGTCTCTCAAGTTGGCTATCTCGGACGGACTCCTTGCAGCTTGAAACTGACCTTTCGCACCTCTTGGACCTGCTCTGAAAGCAAGTTCTTGAGCAAGGTCAACTTCTTTCTTGCGTATAGACCCGTTCAAAATGTCCAAAAACTCTTTTATATTTCTGCCTGCTGTTGTGCCTAGAAGTTCAGGGTGCGCTTCTGTTGCACGTAGCGCAGAGCGTAGTGCAGGGATTTGACTAATGGACATCTCTGGATTCTCCATTATGTATTTGAAGATTCCAGATTGAAGCTGATCTCCACCCGCTAAAACATTCCCCTGAAGGGCTCCGAGCCTTTCTTGAAGAGGTCTGAGGCTGATCTTTTCTCCGCTCAACAGTTCATCTGCCTGTTTGTACATCTGCCCAGATCGGAAGGTAAACAGCTTGGTAGCAAGCTCTAACCCTCTCTGAAACTCAGTAGCTAATCCTTGAGATCCAGATGTCGTGCTCTCAAGGACTTTGTTGATGGTGTCGAACTCCTTCTCAAGAACGGTGCGGAGCTCTTTGTTGGCTTGCTTAACAATCTTATCAGGGTCGGTCATGCTCTGGGCAAGTTTGGACGCCATGTTTTCAGCCGTGTCAGAGATTGCCTTCTTGGCTTGATCCAAAGATATATCTCCCATCTGATGCTGTTTCAGAATTTTATTA